CAACAATAAGGATTTAGGGAATGATGTTATCAAACAAGGTGCATTTTCTGAATCAATCAAAGGCAAGAAACCAAAACAAATAAAACTTCTATATCAACATAAGACAGATGAACCTATTGGTGTCATTGATTCTTTAGTTGAGGATACTAGAGGTTTGAAGATTAAAGGCAGACTTGCTATGGGTACACAAAAAGGTAAAGAAGTATTTGAGCTTATGAAGATGGGTGCATTAGATTCTATGTCAATTGGATATAGACTATCCCCAGACGATTACAAATACAGCGACAAGTTAAAGAAAAGAACAATTACGAATTTGGACTTAATGGAAATATCAATGGTTACGTTTCCAATGAATCCAAAAGCTAAGATTACGAAAGTGAAATTAGCTGAAATGAATGTAAGGGAAATAGAACATTACTTGCGTGATGTGGGCTTAATGTCTAGTTCTGTTGCAAAACAAAGTGCTAACGTATTATACAAGTCATTCAATCATACGGTTGATGAGCAACGTGATGTTGTGGATAGTATTAAGCATTTAATTGAAACAATTAAACATTAAGGAGTTTATTATGAGTGATGAAATTAAATCTGTAATAGACAACTTGAATTCAACTTTTGAAGATTTTAAAAGTGAGAACTCAAAACGTCTAGACGAGATTGAAAAGAAAGGCTCTGCTGACCCTATCCTTGAAGAAAAAGTAGACAAGATGGCTGATGACATTTCTAAAATGGCTGAAACCAAACAAGCTATTGAACTTCAAGCTAAGAACTTAGCAGAAGCACAAGCGAAACTAGATAACTTAGAAACAGTTATTGCAAGACCAAATACTGGCGAAACAAAAGATGTTGACATTCAAATGAAAGCATTTGGCGATTGGCTAAGAAAAGGTGAAGTTGATGAAATGGAGAAGAAAGCACTTTATGAGTCTGATGACACATTAGGTGGTTTTTATGCTCCAGCAGAATACGTTGCTGATTTAATCAAAGGCGTAACTGAAATTTCTCCAATCCGTTCTATTGCTAGAGTTAGAAGTACATCTAACAGAGGGATTGAGATTCCAAAAAGAACTGGTCAATTTTCTGCACAATTTGTTGCTGAAACAGGTACACGTTCTGAAACAACTGGTTACACAACAGGCTTAATGCAAATTGACGCACATGAGCTATATGCTCTAGTGGATATTTCACAAGCTATGTTAGAAGATTCTGCTTTTGATTTAGAAAGCGAAATGTCTACAGAGTTTGGTGAGCAGTTTGCGAAAGCTGAAGGTACTGCATTTGTAACTGGTAATGGTGTAGGTAGACCACAAGGTTTTACTGATACATCTGCTGGAGTTGGTACAACTAATTCTGGAAGTGGAACAGCTTTAACTGCAAATGGTTTAGTTGACCTTACAATGGCTATCAAATCTGACTATATGGCAAACGCAAGTTTTGTAATGAACAGAGCTACTTTTGCTGATGTATTAAAGTTAGAAGATACAGAAGGTCAAAAAATATTTGTTAACGCTATGAGCTATGTTGGTGGAACACCAGCAACAATCTTAGGTAAGCCATATATTTTAGCTGAAGATATGCCAGATGTTGCTGGCTCTGCTAAACCTATCGCTTATGGAGATTTCTCAAGAGCATACACTATTGTAGACAGAGTTAATCTTTCAGTAATGAGAGACCCATACTCACAAGCTACAAGTGGAAATATACGTTATGTTGCCAGACGTAGAGTTGGCGGTGCTGTAGTTCTTGCGGAAGCAATTAGACTACAAAACATTTCTGCATAAGGGAGATTATTATGAGAGATATTGCAAATAGAACTAAGTCAGTTACTTGTCAAGACGCAAAAGTATTTACAGCAGACGCAAATGGAACTACTGTTGATACACAAGGTTTTGAATCAGTAATGTTCATAGTTAACTCTGGTATTGAAGGCGATACATTATCTGGTAGTGTAAAGTTTGACTTTATACTTCAAGATTCTACAGACGATTCAACATTCACAGCCGTTACTAGCTCAACAGCAGTAACAGAAGGAAGTGTTGATGGTTCTGGTATCTTTTTAACATTAGATGCTAACGGTGAAACACCACAGACTAGCCAAATTGGTTATATCGGTGGTAATAGATATGTAAGAGTTAAGATTGACGCTACAGGAACTCACTCAAACGGAACACCTATAAGTGTTCAAGCTGTGTTGGGTAATCCTATAGATTCAACAGACGCTTAATATCTGATAAGTTTGTGGGGAGCGGTTTTGATTGCTCATTGTCTGCTCCTCACTCTTATATTGATTAGATAGTATTTTAAGAATATTATGTAATGAATAATGGAGAGAAATATGAAGATAAAAATGTTAAGAGATGTAAAAGGCTCTAGTAATGAATCTGGTAATGCGACCAGAGTTTATCAAAACAATGAGATTATTGATTGCGATAAACAATGGAAAGTAGATTTAGCGAATAACTTTATGTCTAACAATTCAGCCATAGAAGTTAAAATAGACGAGCCAAAAGAAACAAAGAAAAAAGCAGTAAAGAAAAAAGTAACCAAGAAAAAAGCCACTAAGTCTAAAGGTTAATCGCTATGGCTAGAAGTATTGGGAGTACATTTTCCACCCAGTTATCTAGCAGTCAAACTAGACCATTTTATGCAGTAGAGTTTTTGTATTCCATTCCGCTAAGAATGTGGACTGGATATGGTGAGTTTGAGATTCTAGGTAATGATTATCAGGGTTTAGGGAATCTTATAGATATCAGTCAAGTTAGTGAATCCGCAGATATTAAAGCAAATGGAATTAATATAAATGTTTCTGGACTAGATACTAGTATCTTGTCTGCTGGATTTAATGAAACTCAACAAGGCACAACTGTAAACGTATATTTTGGAGTTCTGACAACAACAAGTAATGCTTTAGCGATTGTTGATACACCCTATCAAATATTTAGCGGTACTGTTGATACTGTAACTATTGTAGAAGATGGCGAAACGTCTGCACTTAATTATAATATTGAAAGTAAATTAATCTCGCTAGAGAAAGCATTAGATTTTAGATACACAGACCAAGACCAAAAATTCTTTTTTCCAAATGATAAAGGACTAGAGTTTGTAGATGATTTGCAAGACAAGTCTATTGATTGGGGTGGGGGAGAAAAATAGTGGGATTTTTTAGCTCAATAGTTAAAGCTGTTACAGGTGCTGCAAAAAGTATTGCTGGAAGTAAGATTGGGCAATTAGCATTAGGATATGTTACTGGTCCTGTTTCAAGCATGTTAGTTAATATGGCTGTATCTGCTGTACTTTCAAAAGTGTTTGCAAAGAAACCAAAAGCTAATTATCAACAGCAACTATCTGCTAGAACAGAGATGGTTAAGCAAGCAATCATTACCAGAGATACTGTTTATGGTGAAACTAAAAAATCTGGTGGTATCTTATTCATGGAAGGTACTAACAACAACAAAGATTTGCATTTAGTAATTCAGTTAGCTTCA